AACCACAGGAACTCAAGGTACAACTGGTACACAAGGAACTACTGGTACACAAGGAACTACTGGTACACAAGGAGCTACAGGAACACAAGGAACTACTGGTACACAAGGAGCTACAGGAACACAAGGAGCTACAGGAACACAAGGAGCTACAGGAACACAAGGTACTAAAGGAACACAAGGAACCACAGGAACTACTGGTACACAAGGAACTACAGGAACTCAAGGAACTACAGGAACACAAGGAACTCAAGGAACTCAAGGAACTCAAGGAATTCAAGGAATTACAGGGACAGGTACACAAGGGGCGCAAGGAACTACAGGAACTAGTGGTTCTGGCAATGCAAAGTACGGAGTTCCACTTATGGCAACTAGTTATGAAATTGGCCGTAATGTTCTACCGACCAATAATAATTCATACATGGTTGGTAATAGTAATGGCTATACTTCAAAACAGTGGGCAGCATCAGCTGTTCATACTATAGTAGGAACAATAATACCAGTTGATGCAATGAATTGTGGAATACCTTTAATTTATGATATCATTCAAGGTAGTGATAATATAAGGGTAAAATTTGTCTATCAAACTGCATACGTCGCCCAAGAAGCTCCACAAATTATAATAAGACCTTATAAACATACATGTGGTAATTTAGATGGTGGGGGAAATATGATAATGGTAAGTTTAGGTTCTGAAAAGACCCTTACATTAACTCCCAATGGTAATAAAAGTTGGTATGGCTGCGCTGATTTTACTTGGGCTGCTTCTGATCCGGTGAATGCTGCTGAAGATACAATTTTCTTTGGGTGGAGATCTCCATCAACTCAGAGCGTTACATATACACGGGAAGGTTCAATTTCAATAAAATCGTGGCTCGAGGAAGGAAGTGAAGAGTCTTAGCTTAAACAATTTCTTTTTTCTTATTATAATAACTATAAATGGATAATAGTATGGAAAATACAGAAGAAGTAAAACTTCAGTGGATTAAAGGTGATAAGTTTGGTAATGTAGAAATTGTTAATGGTACTGAAGATCAATGGACCACGTTTGAAAGTGGAGGCAGAATAGCAACAACTTTAATATCTGAATTTTTAGAACCTGTTATTGGTGATGCTTTAGATTTTAATCCACCTACACTAGCATTAACCGAAGCAGCTAAAGCCTATAAAGAAAAGGTACCACCACAAAAAGCTATTACATCTCCAGTAAGAATACTCTTTGATAAACAGAAAAAGAATGATAAAGTAAAACTGAATCTTTCATTTCCAATAGACGTTCCTAATAAAGCTATATATGAAATTATTAGTTCTTCATTTGGTGCAGATGAAGTTAACGATGAATTAGAATCTTTTATTAAAGATCAAGTATCAGAAGACTTAATATTGGATAGTCTTTTTGATAGTATTAAAGAATTAATTAAAACAAGATATAAAATTGACTAAGCAATTTAAACTATAATATATAATAAAATCAATCATATGACACAAGCACCAAACAGAAGACAGAGAAGATTAGCAATGAAGTATCAAGGGCTTCTTAAAGCAAAAAGTAAATTACCATTTCATAAGTGGATGGAAATCACCAAAGAGAATATAGAAAGAGGAAAAGAATTGCATGCTGCTAATACTGATGCGGTTGAAAAATCTATAGCAGAAAGATTAGAAAGTATTGAAGAAAGACAAATAGTTGCATGGCGAGAAGTTGGCTATAATGAAAACGAGATTAAATTACTAAGAGAAGCTAATGCAATATTAATGGTTAGAGATAAAGATACTTGGCAGTCTGATAAAAAAGACGCTAGAAAAATGATGAGAGAGGCTAGAGAATCTTTAAATAAAAGACTTAATGATTAAAATTGTTTTAGAGCCTGCAAGAAATGGTGTTATCAAAAGAGTGATTGATGATAATCACGGGGGAGGAAAAGAACAATGGACTTCAACTGATGTTTTTGAATATAGTGATGATAATAGAAACAAATATCAATATATAATGAAATTCTTTTTTGAGCTATGCGAAGACTTAGGTTTAGAATGTGGTAACAAATTTGAAAAAGACGTATTAAGAATTAAGACAGAGTGGGGAACTCACTACGAACCTAATGAGAAGGACGTAGAAAGCAAAATAAAAGAACTCCAAGCGGAGATCGATTTATTAACTGAATGGAAACAAGCATAGAATTTAATTTTATATACTCAAAAGATGCCATAAAGGTTAAATCTTACTTAGGTAGTGTACCAAGAAACATTGAGTGCATTAATTATATGGATATTTTTAATAAGTTAACTAAAAATGACTTTTATCAATTTGAGCCATCTGATGCAGTAGTATCTTCTTACTTAATGAAACAATTACAAACGGTATTAGATAGGACTACGACTACATCTATATTTTATGTTCTAGGTAATCTTGATGAACATACTGTTAAAGGTATTAAAACATACGTAGAATCTTTAACCACTAAAGAAATTAAATATAACATATATCATTCACCTGACATAAACGTAAACGGTAGCGCTAAGCTATTTGAAAATGTTGTGGAATTTGAATGAAAGCACATAGAATATTTACTAAAGGCCAAACTGTTTATTGTTTGCTATCTTCATTTAGTAAGCCTAATGTTTTGTTGCCTATAAAAGGTTTAATAGTTGATACTCAATGGGATCCTGTTAATCCTTTATACCAAATTCGTATTATTAAAATGTATGATAATATGAAGTACCTTAAGTCTCATTTTTTTGATATGAATTTTAAATATGAGTTTAATAATAGAGCTAGAAAAATGCCTATTAAAAAGGAAGACTTTAAAAATGTAAAATCATTAGAAGATAGATTTGACGAAAGCGATAGAGAACGATTATATGTAATAGTAGAATCAGTTATGTGTAAGAAGACAAAAAATGATTTACAAGGTTTATTTGAAAAGGTACAGTTTTATATAATATCAAAAAACCTAAAAGAAGTACGGGACATATCATCAAGGCCTTTTTTTAAAGGTTCTCTTTCAACTGATAGTTCATATGAGTTTAATGCTAGGTTTAAAAAGGGTTGGGCTGATAAGTTTAAAAAAGGAGATATTGACATTGATAAGTATCTCAACAGCTTAGGCTGAATATATACTAAAAATAGACTCTCTATATGCCATTCAATGATACAATAGGAAAACTTAACGATGCACTATTTCCAACTAACCCGAGTAAAGAAACCGCTAACAGATTAGGTGTATTTGGTGGTGAATCATTTGGGTTTGCTCATGGTGTAGATACCATGTTTGCAAAAAACTTTTATGTAGACAAAGCAGTCGCAGATGAATTTGGTGTTGCAGTTGGAATGACTGCCCCAATACCTAGATCTATTTTTAATAAATATGCTCTATTTAATTTTAGAGGATTATATGGTGGTCTAACTGGAGGAGAAGTTTTTAATGACTTTCATGATAAACCTAATAATCCAACAATGGGTGGTGATGCCTCTAGGAATGTTTCTATTGCTAAACTTATAGAATACTTTAATACTAATTACCCTAGGATCGGTTATAGTGCACAAGACTTCTTGTATTGTAAATATTATAAACAAATTCCTGTTAATCATCTTATTACATTAAGAAGGTTCCCAACACCAGTAAACGATAATATTTTTGATTTGACTGCATCACCTGGATCAAAAGATCCTAAGGCCCCAGCACCAAAAGAGTCAGTTGATGCTACACAAACAGCAGGTGTTACCGCAGTAACTTATATGGGTGAAAAGACAGGTAACAAATTAGATGATATATTAACAATGTCTTATGGGTTAAATTATAAGGAAGTTAAATCTGAAATGGAAGATATTAGCAGCGGTGACGGTGGTTATACATCACAACCTTTTTATTCTAAAATGAATGGTGTAGGTAGAGCAGGATTTGATGCAATGAAAGGTATCAGTTCAAGACAAAAGTTTGCTGCACAAAATATGTCAACTGGTGATAAGCTAGGTACAACTTATGCTAATTTTGTAATAGGACCTGTTAATGTTATTGATACTACTAATGTAAGAGATCGCGGTATGAAATTTTCAAATGACTTAAAACTTAATTTTGAATATGAACTTAAATCTCTTAGTTATGTTAATCCTAAAATTGCGATGATTGACATTATTAGTAATATGTTAACTATGACTTATAATAATGGTCAGTTCTTCGGTGGTGGTCAAAGATATTATGGTGGAGCTGGAGCTGTTGCTAGTCAATTCGGAGATATTAATAAATTAAAACAAGGAGACTTTAGTGGATATATTGGAAGTGTAGTTACTGATGTTGAAACTGGTTTTAAGAATGTATTTGGTGGAGGAACTGGGGAGTTTAATTTAGAAAACGGTATTGAAGGTTTACTTAAAGTTGGTAAGACTATGTTAGGTAATATGTTAGGTGGATTTTTAAGTGATAATGTTGGGGCAGTATCAGGTACACAGGCATCTAAAGCTTTAATAAGTGGTGAACCGACTGGTGATTGGCATGTAACCGTTGGTAACCCATTAAATCCAATTGTTACTATGGGTAATATGTATTGTGATAATTCAACAATGACACTAGGACATGGTTTAGGTTATGATGATTTTCCTATGGAGGTTAAATTTGAAATTGATCTCAAGCATGGTAAACCTAGAGATAAAGGGGATATAGAAAATATGTTTAATGCAGGTCGTGGTAGAATTTATGCATCTGCTCAAGGTGAAGAAGATATTTTAAATTTAGCTGGAGCTGACGTTGCTACTTATGGCTCTGTTAAGGCAGGTAATTATACAAAAGGCTTATCCCCAACGCAAGGTACACCAACGTCAGATGTTAAAAACGAAAAGATAAGTAACGTGAAGAAACAATCAAATGCAAATATATTTACTGATGATGATGCGGCATATGTCTCTAATGCAGTAAGTATGTTTATTGATTCATAATATAACAATAAGATATGAATGTAAAATCATTAACATTAAAGAATAGATTAATTATTGATAAAACCGGGGAAGGTTATTGGGATCTTACTGCACCTTCATTTATCTATGACTCGGATTTAGGAGTTAAGGCATTACATTATGTTATGCAAGATCAAGTTGGGCGCATCGATAAAATATCATATAAATATTTTGGGAGTGGCGAGTTTATAGATGCTATTTGTGTTGTTAACAATATCTTTAATCCATTTAGCGTTAATGAAGGTGATATTTTAGTTATACCTAATTTATCTAGAAAAGACCTAGTTTATAAAAGGCCTAATCCTGCAACAAGACCTAATGATGTACAAGAAGCATATGTAGATACTGGAAGACAAAGTGAAAAAGATCAATCAAGAATTCAAAGACTAATTGAAAAAGCTAAAACTAAAGAGGCTGGTGTAAAACAACCAATGCCTCCTAATATGTTACAACCAGGACAAGAATCTAAAACATACGGTGGTGGTAAAATACAATTAGGAACTAACTTACCAAGTAGAAATACTAAACAATCAAATTAATATGTCAGCAGTAGAAAGAAATATATTGACAGTAGTAGAACCGACTATTGAACTTGATGAGTTAGAAATAACCGATGTCGAGAGCGGTACTGAAAATTCAGATGGCGATACTATGAAAGAAAAACCTAGTAAGTTTTCTACTATGATACCTCTTATTAGGATTAATTCTTATGAAGTACAAGGTGATAAGTTAGAAACATTTGAGCTTAAGTGTATTGGGTTTTATCCTACTTGTAAATTTTCTTTTTATGATAGGGATGGTATGTTCACTGCTAGATTTTTTCCAAAAGATGGAGATATTATTCAATTGTATATTAGATCCCAGGGTGATGAAACTACCTTTAAGCCTATAAGAATTGATTTTACAGTAGAAAAGATAACACCATTAGGTGGGGGTGGTGCTACTAATACAGCATCACAAATTATGGTCGATGGTAGAATGCATGTACCTAATTTGTTTACAGAAAAGGTTCAATTTCAAGATAACACTAGTTGGAATTCTTTACTATCTATTGCCGAAGAATTAAAATTAGGCTATGCATCTAATGTTGAAGATACAACAGATCAACAGATATGGACAAACCCATATGATACTGCTCAAAAATTTATAGAAGATATAACAGCAAACTCATACTTAAATGATGAATCATTTTTTACTGCTTATATTGATCCTTATTATTATTTAACCTTTGTTGATGCTAATAAGTTTTTTGGCATGGAAGATGATCTAGAAGTTAGTCAAATGTTTCAGCAAAATGCATTGGATACAATGGGAAGTGGTGACACTGAAGATAGTGAAGGTACCTTTCCTAATATGATAAGTAATGGATTAGAGTTACAGGGTACTGCTAGATACATATCTAAATATCAGCAAGTTAATAATAGTGGAAGGATTAGCAAAAATAATGGATACAAAAGATATACACAATACTGGGATTTAAATGCAAAAGAATTTATAAGTGAATTTGTAGATCCTATAACTAGTGATACACCAGGTATGATACCGGTTACTAAAGGTAGGACTATTGGTGGCGAGGTAGAAGGCCCTGTTAATGATCAAGTTAAATTTAAATTTTTAGGTACACAAGGTGATAATGTTCATGAGAATTATTATTATGCATCTATACAGAATTTTCAAAACCTTGCGGAGATTAATAAATTAGGTATGACTGTTGAATTAGATACAGTTAATCCGGCTATATTAAGGTATAGTAGAATTTATTGTCATATGATGGAAACTGCACAAATGGTAAAAGGTACTTTAACCGCACCGGAAAACGATGAGAATGCACCTAATGATTCGCAAAGAAGAGCCGATACTCCGGATAATGCAGGTAGCGATGTTGATAATCAATTTGGTGTGATCAATGAATATCTTTCTGGTTTTTATGTAATAACAGGTATTGAATATTTTATGACAAGTGGGCCACAAGCAGGTGGAGCAGGTTTAAGACAGAGATTACATTTACGTAGAAGAGAAGTAACTCCTTCTACATAAAGAATAAATAAAAAAAATAAAATTATAAATGCCAATATCAGAACTCTTTAATGCAGTACCGTCGGATGAAGTAACAGGCTTACTTGGTAATTTACAAAAATCATTTCCTAATAGTTATGATATGGCTAAGACGTTTGTGCAGACTTCATCATCGGCTGCAGGTGGTGGTAATGGGGTTACTAGTTTAGATGATCCTACTTACTTAGGGTTTAATATTTACTTTGATAGAATGAGCCCTTTGTTTGAAGGTGCAATGGAGGGCAGTCCTGCAATTCCTGCTAGTGATGATCCTTTTGCATTAGAAGGTGGTGGCGCAGGTGAAGTAGGTTCACATCCAGCTGGGGAATCAGCTGTTGGGTATTTAAATAATTTAGGTGAAGTTACTAGAGCCACTTATCTGAAGGCATTCTGCCAAGGATTAAAAGAAATAGAATCTAAAAGATCTTATTACTTTCAAACCATAGAAGGGTTACAAGAAGCTTTTAATAAAACTGTTAACATGACACCTTTTGGTGGATCGGCAGATGGTGAAGGAATTACTGTTGGTTTATTAGAGGCAATAGATTTAAAAATGTCTGCTTTATTTAATCTTTATAAAGCTGCATGTTATGATGTTAAATACAGAAGAAATCTTATACCTATTAATTTAATGTATTTCACAGTTCGAGTTGAGGTAGTTGAAGTTAGGAGATTTAAACAGGTTAGGAATTTTATAAATGCTCTTAATCCTTTATCACCAGAACCAGAGCTTAGTAAATTTGTTAATGAAAACTTTTCAAAGATAACCTTTAGATTTGACGAATGTACATGGGATGCTACTGCTAGTGGACAAGTATTTGCAAATGTTACGAATGTACAAGGGCAGGGTACTATGGCTACCTCATCTATGAAATGGTCATACGGAAGAGTTGAGATAGAATCTCAATTCGCTGGTTATGATTCAGCTTTAGTAGATTCAGCACCTAAACAACCAAAAACTTATGGAGACTTAGCAAAAGGTGCAGGTAAAAAATTATTAGACAAGGCTATACAAGGAGCAGAGAATCTTGTGCAGAGAAAAGCATTAAGTTTTGTTCAAGGTTTAAAATTTGGTAATGTATATGGTTTAGGAAATCAAATTTTAAATACTATTAAAAATCCACAAGGCTTATTAAGTACTTTACAAGGTGCATTAGTACAAGAAGAAACTACACCAGGATTTACTAATCAGATAGGCACTAATATATATGAAGGTGAAATTGCTCCAGGTGGTAGTACACAAACACTAGAGGTTAATAGGATTTTACCTGAAGGTGGAGACCGACCTCCATTAACACAGACTAATGTATTTACTGCCGCACCATCAGGACCACCTCCATTAGAACCTAGCAATTTGTTTGAAGGTGATATTCCACCAGGCGGTAGTACGCAAAGTATAGAAAGTAGTAATATATTTGAAGATTAATAAATGGGAAAATTAACAACAAAAGAGTTAAAGGATGACAATCTAAAAGGTACTCAATGGATTGGTATTGTTGAAAATACCGAGGATGATATTTTTGAAGGTAGATGTCGAATTAGAGTTTTTGGTAAAATGGACCAGAGAGAAGATCCTGAGGATCCAAGTAGCGCTTATGTTATGCCAACCGAATCTTTACCTTGGGCAAGGCCATCAGTTGCTTCATCTGGTGGAAGTAACACAGGGAGCGGTACGTTTTCAGTACCTAAACTCGGCACTATATTAAGGATAACTTTTGATAACGGTAATTATTATTCACCTGTATACCATGAGTCACTATACCCCTCTGATGAGACTAAGGCGGAGGTAGAGGCAGCCTATCCTAATTCACATGTATTAATATATGATACAGCATTCGGATTAACAGGAGATTTACAATCAGGTGATCCTGAAGTTACTAATGAAAGAGAAGGTGAACATATTAAAGTTTTCTTTACTGAGGAGAAGGGATTAATGATGGACTATACAACAACCGAAGGGCCAACTACTATTAATATAAAACCAGATAATTCAGTTGAAGTAATAAATGCAAACGGAGATACTATTGTAATGCTTAATGATGGTAACATTACATTTACACACTCTGCTCAGTTTACAATTAATAGTGGAGCTAATACTGAAATTAATTGTGAGGATGCAATAATTAATTGTACTAATACAGTTATAAATCATGCCTCATCTATTGAATTAGGTCAAGGTGCTACTGAAAAGGTAATATTAGGTGATACGTTTATGACTCTATTTAATAAACATACTCATATTGGGAACCTAGGCGCGCCTACATCCCCACCAACAGCAACCGGTAATGCAATGACTGCAAAAGAATTAAGTCAAAAGCAAGTTAAAACTCTATAAATATATAAATTAATAAAAATATAAAAACATGCCTCTAATAAAACCGGTATTAAACACCGCTATAGAAACAACATTAAACTCCGCACTTGCAGCTGCGTTAACAGATTTTGTTACGGTTATTAAAGCTGGGCCTAAAACTGGAAACGACGCCGAGGCTCTTAATCTAACGGCGGCTATAGTATCAGCATCCCTAGTATTTTCTAAAATAGCAGGCCCTGGTATTTCCACTGCCGTTGATGCTTACATAAGATCACAGACTATAATTACACCACCAGGTCAAGTTGTTGCTACCGCAGGATCTCCTGCTGCACAAACGGGGGCAACCACCGCTCCATCACCACCGGCTATTATTACATAATCTTAAACTATTTAGAAACCTAGTGTATAATAATTAAATTTAGACTAGGTAATATATAATCTATAATAACCACTCTTAATAAAAAATAATGATAGAACAAGAAATCACAATACAATTAAGTGACGATCCATTTGACACTGTAACAAAAAAAGTAATGGTACCTAAAGGAACTAAGTTAATGTCTACAGAAGGCTATACTGATGATTTAATGAAACTTTACGAATTAGATGACATTGATGCTAAGAAATTGAAAATGTCAGAGGAAGCAAATAATTACATAACCCAAGGTGAGATTGTTTATATTAAAACAGAAAAACAAATTATTGATGGTGAAGAAGAAGAAGTTAAGATTGAAGCTTTAGTTGATATATCTAAAAAAACTACTGCTGTTTGTATTTTACAAAAAGAAGATAAAGCAATAGTAGACCAATTAGAAGTTGGTATGATGGTGGATATAAAGGTTAAGAATTCTAAGCAAGGTACTTTATATGCTTCTATTAGCGATGCAATGGATGAAGTAAAAAGACAAGAAATCTACAACGCCATAGGAAATAAAACAGTTGGATTTACTGGTAAGGTTAAAGAACTTATTCATGGTGGATATTGGGTTGAAGTTGGTGGAGTTCAATGTTTTATGCCAGGTTCATTAGGAGGGTTAAATAAATTACCTAATTTTGAAGCTATCGTAGGTAAAGAATTAATTGTAATGCCTATAACTTATTCTAAAGAAAAACAGACAATTGTTGTATCTCATAGAGAATATTTAAGAACAATGATTCCAACTACAGTAGAAAATCTTAGAGAAAATATTAAAGAACATGTTACTGGTTTTGTAACAGGTACTACTAAGTTTGGTATATTTGCAGAGTTTAATGAATGTCTTACTGGTCTAATACCTAAAAATGAATTGGATGAGGCTACTTTAAATAAATTTGAAAACAGAGATATTAAAGCAGGTGACGAAATTAATTTTTGGTCTAAGGAAATAATTTCAGATAAGAAAATCATATTAAGCCAACTTGGCCCTAAGATTGATTTATGGGATGGTATAGATGAAAAATATAAACCTATGATGATCACAAAGGGTAAAGTAACTAAAGTAACTAAATATGGTGCATTTGTGGAATTAGAAAAAGGTATTAGTGGTCTAATTCATAAAACTAAATTAAAAGATACCGAACTTTCTAAGGGCGATGAAATCGATGTTAAAATCGGTAGTGTTAATATAAGTGATCGTAAGATTACAATGAACATAGCATAACCGCAATCCTGGTTTGGAATATATAAACAAATCAGGATAACTATGTATTCTAACGAACAACTTAATGCTATACATTCTTCAAAGGTAGGTTTTGAATTTGAGTTCTTTTCAAATGAAAATCTTGATCTTACAAAGGATAGTTTAGCTCAGACTTTAAACAAAGCAATCAGGGTAGAAGAAAAGGCCCATAGCGATTTTACGCCTACTGAAAATACCTTTAAATTGGAACCAGATAATTCCGGTGGTACTGGAATGATTGAGTTAGTAACTGGACCATTACCATTTGTTGAGGCCAAAATAATTATGGCTAAAACCTTAAAATGGATTAGAGAAAATGGAAAGACTAATGAAAGATGCTCTATTCATATTAACCTTGCGTTTGATGGAAAGAAGCTAGGGCCAATTGTTAATATGTCTAACTTAGATGTAGGTAAATTCGTACTTAACTTTGATGAGAATAAAGTATATGAAGCTTTTCCAAATAGGAGAGATTCTGTTTATGCAAAATCTATAAAGTTTATTGTACCGTTAAGTGGGATGACACAACCTTCTCCAGAAAAAAATCTTTGGAAAAACTATATGTTTGTCAAAGAGAAGTATTATGGAATTAATTTTGAGAAGCTACAAAAAGGCTATATTGAATTTAGATATCTTGGTGGGGCCGATTATGAAAAGAAGTATTCTACAATACTCTCAATGACCGAGCATTTCATTACTTCATTATATGAAACTTTAGTTAATCCACAATATAATGAAACTGACCTAAAGGTTTTAGATAAGATTTTAGAAAAACATAAAACTGTTATAGAATCTTATCGAACATATTCTTCGTTTAAAGAAAAATTTCCTAAAATACATTTAATGATTGATCTACAAACATATGATCAAATTGTTGAAATGTATTATCCTAAAATTAGAGAAAAGATTTTTGATTTAATTACAAGAGCTGGATTAGATGAAGGTTTAGTTAATTATGATGCTGATACTGGTAGGATACAATTAAAAGATGCTAAGTTAATGAGATGTTTTGAAATAAACGGAATTGATATTGTTGATTCGGTTATTCAAGGTAACATTATTAATTGTGACGTCTTCAGTTGTGATTTAAAAAATTCATCAATATTTGAATCTAATCTTTTTGGTGCCACTGTTGCTGAAGGCTCAAAAATAGAAGAATCATATGTCAGTAGAAATGTAATTTGTCAAGATAGTTATGTATTTGGTAAAAAGGGAGTTTTTAGTGGAGAAATGGAAGGTGGTATTTTTAGACATGGTCGTGCTACTGGTCTCGCAAGATTTAGTGATAGTACTGAAGTAATAGAAATAGAAAAAATTAAATAAAGATATGGCTAGGAATAAAAGTTGGTGCAACCCAGATTCACAAGAATGTTTAGATGCACTCATAAAAGAAATTAATGATGATCTAACTGTAGGTTGTCAAATACCTTTTACAGTACCTAAAAAAGAATTAGCCCATATCATAAGTAGGGCAAAAGATTATTTTTATAAAATATATGAAGATAGTGTTGAAGAAATGTTCATTGCATTACCTGCTACTGCTTGGGGTGAATCCGCATTTCGCCAAGGCATAAGTCATAATGACCAAACTGGTACTAATTCTAATAAGCTAACCGAGAAAGACGTTAATAATCCTAGAGGAGTTGTAAAAATGCCACCAACGGTTTGGGCTGTTAATAATGTATTCCAAATAAATGGTTTTTCTGGTGAAGATGGTGGATTTGGAAGTAATTCATTTTCTGCTGGTGATGCTGATTTTTCATTAGATAAATTTATATACTCTGATGTGTATGGTGCTGGTCTTGGTTCTGAAGAATTAATGTATTATGTTATTAATGCTAAATATGTTGACAATGCAAGGCAAGCATTACAAGCACAGATCTCGTATAATTATAATAGGCTTACTAAGAAATTTAGATTTATGGGTGAATTACCTAAACAAGGCGCATGTATATTTCAGGTTTATAATACTATTCCTGATTGTGATCTTTTTCAAGATGAGGCTTTTATCCGATATGTTATTGGTATGGCTAAGATTCAACTATCTAGAATATTAGGTACATTCCAATTTAACTTACCTGGTAATATTACTATTAATTATGATTTAATATCAGGTGAAGGGAGAGAAGAAGTAGATGCTGTGGTCGAAGAAATTAAAGGTGATGAAGGTGTTGATTATTTTTTCACAGGATAATTATAATCTAAGACCCTCAAAAAATGTAGAGAATATATAATAAAAGAATATTCTCAATGATTAAGGAAATATACAGTAGAGACATAGAAGCACCGAAGTACAATAACGATGTAATTGAGGTGACAGATAAATTACAGCAACTTATTCTTAAGATAGAGAATTGTTTGTTTACAAGGCAAGGTGATGTGCTAGGTTCTCCTAATATGGGGTGTAATTTAGATGATCTTGTCTTTTCTTTAGTATTAAATGAATCTGTTATTGCACAGAAAATTAGTAGTCAGATTCAAACATATTGCTTAAACAGCAGCAGCAGTGCATTCGGCATAGATGTAAGAGTACAATTTTACAGCTTAGTTGATAGGAGCGGTTGTTTAGTTGATATTTTTGTAAACGAAGAAAGAGTCATTGGGGCTTTGTTTTAAAATAAAAATAAAATAGTTAATGTCATTTTTTAGTAAAACCAGAATTAAAGCAACAGAGTTGTTCTTTGATGCATTTCAATATCTACAACGTCAATATGACCAGGCAGGAGAGGTGTTTACACCAGCATCACCATTTGGACAAATCCTTACTGTTGTCGCTAATCTAGGAGAGCTTATTTTATTTTATATCGAATCAGTTGCAACTGAGCTTAATATTAGTAGGGCAAGAAACATAGAATCTATTTATGGTTTATCAAGATTAACTGGACATGATCCTACTAGAGGAATATCTGCACAAGGGGTTATAGGATTAAGATTAAATACTTCAGCTGCATCATTAGTAAACGGTGATTATTTACAAATATTAAATTATGCACCTTTAGAAATAGGACAAAATAGCTTAACTTATTTTATAAAATTTGATAGTGATTATATAAGATTAGAAAAAACATCAAGGCAGTTTGTTAATGTTGAGCTTATACAAGGTAAGAGAGAAGACCAAACGTTTACTGGAACTGGGCTTGATTTACAAAGTTATAACTTAACTACAAAGGATCCTACTGATCAATATATGGTTGATGTCCATGTAGATGGTAAGTTATGGAAAAAGGTTAATTCATTATATGATATGAATAACGGTGAAGAATGTGTTATGATTAAAACTAGTGTTAACGGTGGGTTAACTTGTTTCTTTGGAAACCAACAGTTTGGTCAACCGCCTGCGCTAGGATCTATTATTAAAGTTACTTATGTAAAGACTCGAGGTTCAGCTGGGAACATAGGAGGTAAAAATTTAGATTTAAAATTTTTAGAGCCAGCTACTGATTCTACTGGGGAAGATGTAGATATGAATGCTGTTTTATCTTTAAATATTGTTAGAAATCCTATGTTTGGATCTGATAGTGAAGATCCTTCATTCACTAGATTAATCGCCCCATATCAAAGTAATTCTTTTGTATTAGCTAATCCAAACAATTATATTTACTATTTAAGTAAGTATGATTTCTTTTCATTCGTGGATGCATATAATACAAAAGATGATCAATACCTAGATGATGATAATATAATATACTTATTTCTTATACCAGACATCGCTAAAAAGATAACAAGTGACAAAGATTATTTTACCGTTCCTGTTGATGAATTTTCAATGACTGCCGACGAAAAAGAAATGGTATATGAAATTTTAAATGAAAGCGGTAGACAAATAGTTACTGCTGAGGTTAGAATTAATGATCCTATAATTAAAAGATATTCATTAAATGTTGTAATACGATATGTTGAAGGATTTGATAAAGATGAAATGCATGCTTCAATAAGAGAACAACTTAGTACTTACTTCATATACATTAATAGAAGAGATAGAATCCCAAGATCAGATTTAATTTCAATAATTGAAAATGTAGACGGTGTTGATTCTGTAAATGTATTTTTTATATCTGAGGCTAATGAAAAAGCAATAGCTGATGGATTTTATGAGGTACCTGTTTATGGTGTAGACCCAGTCACAGACCAAAAGGTATTAATAGAAACTAAAAAAGTAGAAATTAAAGAAGGTGAAGATCCGCAAATAGGTTTGGATGAATTTGGCGATGTTGTAATTGGACCAGAAGATCTTGCTATTATAAGAGGCGGTTGGGATGACAGAAATGGTACATTCTATGAAGTAACTCCTAATAAGAGCGCAGTAAGTTCTCTTAACATATTCTTTAAAGGTACTATTCCAAATAACCTTTATAATAAAACTCAACAATCTAAGTTTCAAGATTTAAAAAGAACACGAGGGACGACGATTGCAACATCAGGAAATTCAAGAAGTACAAACACTGGAAGGTTAAAAGATAACCCTACATTAAAAGCAATACAAGGAAAGTAATATGAATAAATTTACAGAGAGAAGAACAGGTATGCCTAGTGTTTATAAAGCCACTTACGAAAATGGATGGGAATTAAAAAACTTAGGTAACGACTATAATGAAAATTTAATGATAAATTCATTTTCTAATTATATGTTTAGGAATGGAAGACTTGGTACTTTTATAGATTCATACTTAAAACCTATTATGACATTCTGGATTAATAAGGTAAAGTACCTAAGAATTTATTATAACTTTGGTGTACCAAAAGACTATCAAAAAATAAATTAAGATGGTTAACAATTGGAAAAATTTAAATTTCTTTGATAAGAATGGAAAGTATTATAATTTTGATTATAATTCATCTGAAGATAAATGGTCAGGTTCTATTTACTTGCCTGAAGTATCTGTAGGTCTATTTGAAGTAGCACAATTATTTATACTTGAAGAATTTGTTGATAAAAATACTAATACTAAAGCCTTTGGGTTTCCTCATGGTATAGAAGTACCAATAGGAACCACTGGGTCAACCAATGGTGTATGTAATTGGTTAGCAGAATGGCAAACATCAGACCCAACTGAAATTATGCTATTTCAATTCAATATGAATTTTAATAGTGGAACACAAACATCACTAGAGATGGAACCTGATGGTCCGCCTTTGCAGATTATTACAGAATTAGAAATACCTTTAGGTTATGATCCTTCCGAGACTGTTAGCCCAGATGGTTACATCATAACAGATGACATTACATCAGAGGCGCTACAAATTAATATAGCAATAAGAGCAGAGGCTGAAAATACATTTAAGCGAACTTTATTAATTAAGGATGATTGCACCGGTAATGTTATAGCTGAGATATTGGTATGGGGTGAAACTGTTTCTGAAGATGAGAGGCTTAAAGTTATGACTCAAAATATGGGTTATAATATTTTAGAATCTGATAGTGATATATTTAGAAATACAAATATTAAAGAATTGCTTCCTAATTTTGAAGAAGTAAATCTAAAGAGAAAAGAGATAATGATGGAGGGTAGTAATATTTACCCTTTCATAGGTTCTTATAAAGGTTTAATAAATGCTATTAAGTTTTTTGGATATGATACTTTACAGGTAAAAGAATTTTGGAAAAACGTAGATGCAAATTCTACTATGTTTGGTAAATACATTCAGAGTAATAATATTGCTCTTTTTGATCCTAAGGTTCAGTTTAATGATAAGTCAATAACACTACCTAATAAAAGATTTAGAAAAACTAGTTTATTTAGCTTAGTGTATAGGATTAATGAAATAGTACCAGATAAGTATGATATAGAAGACTTACCTATAACTGAGGAGAATTTTGATTTTACTATTGAAGAAATTTTAATTAAGCTGTTTGGATTAAAGAAAAAATTAGAAAATGAATTTTTACCACTTAATGCTAGAATAAAGGATATTACTGGAGAGGCTGACTTTTTTGGTTTACTTGAGGTTGTAAATACAATAAGTAGAAATGATAAGAGAGAAATAATAGCAGGAATAGATACTAACTTTAAGTTGTCTACCAGTGATTGTATTTATATGGAAGACTTAAGATCATTTAGTCAATTTTGCTTAGCATCAGAAGCTATAGTTGATATAGCAATTATAAATTATTGTAATGCATTTATTGCGCCTATATCATCAGCAGTTGGAATTGGTAGAAATTTGTTACTCGGTCCTATTACAGCAGGAGATGTTTATCCACCTTCACCAATTGGCCCTGATCTTAATGGACCTTTAGGTAATCCTAGTGACGGTTCTAACTATAAAGTTGGAGATTTGGCAGATGCGTTCCTTGCATATTTTACTAGGTACGCGCCTAAGTTAAGTAAAGTAGGTGCATGGCCTGATGGTGAATCTTCTTATTACTTACCTGATAAACCTGATATACCTGTAGGTGCTATGACTGTTTTAGAAAATACTTCATTTGATAATATAACTTGGAATAATGTAGACTCTACATGGAATCAATTAAATGATGCAAATAAATTTTTTACATTTGATATTGATCCACAAGGTATTTTTGTTGGGGATGTATTTACTGTTACTGACCCAGAAACAAATACTGGTGCTACTTATACGGCTATGTTAGGTGATACTGATACTGATGTAAGAAACGCTTTGTATGATCAATTAATAAATTTAAAAACTACATTCACTGACCCATGGTTATTTTGGGATATTACAAAGGAGAGTGGTGTTACTGGTGATGTTGTAAGGTTATTTGGTCAAAACGTTGATAGACTAAAAGTTACTTGTGAATCTTCTGTTGGTTCAGTGCTGTTATTTAGCCAATTACCTGGGGAGACATTATTTACCTGGGAAGGTATTGAGAGAGGGAACTTTGATGAAATAGAATGGACTATTTATAAAGATGCTACTGACGTTTCACCTTCTTATTATAGAGTGTTCAGAGGACCTATATCTCAGTATAATAAATTACCGATAATATTACCGTATGTTGGTTTATATAGTGTAGAAATGAAGTTATTTGATCTATATAACAATATATCGTCCAATGTAAAGACTGATTTTATTTGTGTAGAAAGTAGAGAGGTAGAATATTCTGGATGGTATCAATCTAGAAAAGCAAATTATACTTGGAATAGTGAATCTAAATATTTATGGAATGATTATGGGTCATTATGGAATTTACCAATTGAACCTTCTATAACATGGGCAGATGAAACACCAAGCCTATATTCCTCGTTAGATAGAGTTAATGCTATTCTTAATAACTTTGGTTTAGGTAGTTCCCCGGATTTTCAATTATTAAATTATCAAGATGATGGTAAAGCTAGTTTTAGTGGACCTTATAGATGGGATAATTTAAACACGGGTGGATGGAATGATACTTATCATTTATGGTGGGATATGACAAGTACTACTGGTGATACACCAGCGTTCTTTCAGTTTAAAGAAGTTATTCCAGAAACCTATTTGAGAATAACCGATGCGAATGGCGAAACAGCAGAACACTTTTTTAGTTCAACAACCAATACATTAGCTGAAGCAGCATCAGGTTTAAATACTAGTAAAAATAGAATTATTAATAAATATATTTACAATGTAGTATATGATGCATCTAGTAATGAAAAATTTATTCAAGCAGTCTGCAGGTATTTTGGGGTACATGGTGACTGGAAGTATATTGATATAGTACATGCAAATGGAGATAGAGCATGTCCTACTACTGGTGTAACAGGGGTGCCTTTCCCAACTGGTGATGATGACTGTCCTAGTTTAATTTATAGAAAAGGTTTGCATAAAGCAAGTAATCCTACGTGGAATACTGCTAAGTTTATTAATGACGGTAAGACACTCCCAAAAATGTCTTGGTTAATGTTTGTTTATGATAAATGTAAGATACCTGGTAAAAATAAACCTAGGTGGATTATTAAGAATACAACTAACTCAAACATAGCTGATATATATTTTGAGAGTAAATACTTAACATATCTGTTTAAGGAATCTGGTAAATACGAGATCACCCTTGAACTTACAGATACGAATGGGAATAAATATAAAAAGGATAGAAATATCCTAGTAATAAAATAGAAAAGAAATGGCAATTAGCGTAACAGAAATTCTTGGAACAGATTCTTTATCAGGATCCAGACTAGTATTGAATGATAACTTCAATATTTTGACCAGTGAAATCAATGCAATGGAGGTTTACTTTAACCCTACGGCTGGTACTATCACTAACCTTAACGATTTAAAAACTGAATCATTAAGAGTAGGATTAAGTACCATCTTATTAGATGTTAATGCTTCCACGTTTGATATTTTAACCAATGTTAACATGACAGGTAACCTAAACCTTAATGGTGGAGGTTTAATTAGAAATGATGTAGATCCACAAACATTAAACGATGGGTTTGCAACAGGATCACCTGGTGTAATTACAGTTGGAACTAGTACTGCAGTACCACCTTATTCAATTGAAAGGGTTGGTAATCAGACAGCAACAACGGTAACTATCCAACTTAATGATGGTTTAATAGGTCAAGAAATATTTTTTGTATATTCTGAAGCACAAACTGGTGTGATTAGTATTACCGGTGCAGTAACTCCATTAGTATTACCAGGTGGTACTAAGGTTGAGTTAGATGCCCAAGGTAAATCTGCTCACTTACTTTGTGTGGATGATGGTACAGGAAATGGGGTTTGGTTCTTAGTAGGTGGAACTGGGTATACAATAAGTTAATAAAAAGAAAAACAATACATGGCAACGACGCCTTTAATTAAAACGCCGCAGGCTGATGGGGGTACATTTTATACCTTCTCTTCATCTGCACGAGATCTGTCAAAGACACTTAACAATGATGAGACTAAGTTGGTCTTTTCTAAGTTTGTGTGTTTAAATATACCAGATTTTGATAAGTTAGATCCTAATACTTTTAGTAATTACGAGAACTATATGCAATTTGATACTATTGATGGTATGATTGCAAGCGGTGGGCTAAAAGGAGACCCTAATGTTAATTTTACTGAGAGTCTTCAGAATTACGCGTTAAATTTAGAAGAATTGATTATTAGCGATACTTCTTATGATAATACCTTACAGCGATCTGTTGCCGAAAGAGTATTCTTTAAATGGTTAAAAGAGACGGGTGCAATGAGGTACCGTGCTGCTACTAATCTTGAAAAGAATCCTGGTGTAACAAGACCATTATTTGTTGAAGAAGATGAAATAAAAACAGGACCAAAGCAATATAGAAGAGTAGTACAGTACGTAGGAGATATTGATATTGTAAATAATGTAGATAAAGCAGGCGAAGCTTATACAGAACTTTATATTAATGTACCTACTGAGGTTGGTGGAACTCCTACTATTTTATTTGATTCTATATCAGATGCTAATTATCAACCTAGTTTAAAAATACAAGGTAAAGACGAATTTATTTTAGGTCGTAATGCAAGCACGGTACAACCACAAGGTTTAAGCATCAACGCGTTTTATGATTATGATCAACCGCTTGCGGGTGGCGGTCCTGCAGGTTATACTGATCCTAATGCAAATTGGATGGATGAATCAACTCCACCGACAACAGTAGATTCTTATTTTACGGAACCTGTTACTTTCTTAAATCCTATTAATATAAACATACAAAAATATCCTGCGGATTATGGTAGCCCTGCTGGATTTAATGGGTCTGCTTATGTTAGATCAGAGTTAGATGGTATTTCAATTGACTTTACTCCTAATGATTATGAACAGATTGTAACCGATCCTACTATTTCTACTATTGCACAATTTAACGGAACTGATTTAGCAAGCACGTTTGAATTTAACGCAGTATTAATATACTATGATTTAGTAGATACTAGCAATACAGCAAATACCGTAACTAACTTATATGGAATTTTACTTGTAGATAATATTACCCCTACCACAGATGGTGGGTATATTCAAAGATACCCTAAATATAAACCTAATAAAGTTACAGGACAAAATGGAAATAGTTATGGATTTAAAATCAATTTACGATTTGATGCTTCACCAGGATCGGCTGGCATCGATACAATCGTTAATGACTATAATACATTTTCAATGCAGCTCTTCAGTGAAGCAACAGCTCAATTACAAGAATCTGCAAAAATATTCCAAACACAGCAATTAGAAATATCTACGTTGGATCAAAAGGTTCAAACATTAGAAAATCAAATTACTAATGTTGCTGATGTTACTTCATTACAAGCACAAATTACCAGTGTACAAGATCAACTTGAGGCTGCTAATCTTGCTTTTGCTAATGATACAGTTTTACTTGATTTAATTGCTAATAATTCTGATGAGATACAATCAATAGCAAACGGTAATGTACCTATTAGCTTACAATATAATACGGATGTAGTTAGACAAGGTACCGGTATTACAGTAGATACTAATACACCTAATTTAATTACCATTTCTTTGGCAACACAGGAGTATAGTTTTATGGTACCTATTAATAAGGACCAAATACAAATAACACAAATTAATCCATTAAATTTAAATCAAGCTGTACCACAAGTATTTACTGAGCTTAGGACATATACTAATATGCTAAGATTAGATACTGTGAATGAGGCAGGTGGAGATTTAAATATTTATGTAAATGATACTGGTATACAGTGGAAAACAGGACAAACATTAAGACTAGCATTTAATACTACTTTAGATATAGGGTCAAGAAATATAAGAGTATGGACAGACGCACCAAGTAGGCTTAATAATGGTTCTTATGGAATGTCTATGGGAGTAGTACAAAATGCGGAGATAACATCTAGACCTATCATAGAATTTATATGTACTGAGCAAGGTGTTCTTAATTTCGTATATGATGTAATTAAATAAATAATAAAAGAAAGACGAAAACTAATGGCTGAAAATAATTCAATATCAACAATGTTACCGGAGCTTCTTAGACTTTTTAATAATTCATTAGAGGGTTTTGAGAAGGTTAACCAAGCCATAACTTCTAGTAACGAATCTGTAACTATTAATATCCAAAATAATAATGGTACTAATTCAAGAGTTACTATACCTAGTTTTGGTTTTCTAAAGAATTCAGTAGATAGGCTACAAACAAACATAGATACTATTACTAACGTAGGTGGGCAGAATAGCTCAATAAGATTAGCTGATGGTACGTTTAGAAAATTAGTATTAGCAAAATTACCAACAGAAGCATTAGATTTAACTTCTATAAATTCTATTGAAAATTTTAATGTTAAGCCTAATTGGTTTTTTGAAGAATTAATTAATCCACTATTATACATTTCATTTGATTTAACTGGCCAAGTACCTATAGATACGGAAAGAGCTATAATTCAAAGGTATATACTAAATACTAATACCCAGACCAAGATTGATTATTTTAATAATATATTTCAAGGTAGATCTGATATTGATTATAATGAGTTCTTGCAAAATATTGTCCAAAGAAATATTTCTTATGTATTAGATGAAGCGGTAGTTGATTTACCACCTAGAGTTAAAAGATACACTGGTAATTTTAGTGTACTAAGAATTTCAGATGCTACAGTTACAGAGGAAATAAACGGTGTTAGTGTCACTTCACAAAGGAAACAATATAAACTAAATAAGATATTTTATACTGACTCAGAGGCCGATTTTGATGATACTGTGCAACTCTCAGTAGGTGATAGTTTAGAAGTTATATCTAATCCTATTACAACAAGATATAGAGTTACAAAAGTAGACTCAAGTACTAACTCAGTTATTGTAGAATTGGTTGAAGGGTTCGCGGCAATAAGAATTGGTGCCGATGTATTAAAAATTGCATCAACATTAGAAGATAATGTACAGGTAGATGTTACCGTGGGGTTTAATGAACGCTGTGTTACATTTGTTAAACCTATTGACCCAGACTCAAAAATACCTTCGGTTAATTGGTCCCCGGGAAGCGCGTTTTTTACTAATACATTAACTACATTAAATGAAGCAGGTGTCCAACAGACGCTATCAGAATATTACCAACAAAGTGCTATTGACTTTGGGTCAATGTTGCTTTCGTTTGCTGATGATAGAATGCCTACAACTAGGGAAGGTGTAGCACCAAATGCACCAACACTTAATGATGGAGATTTTGGGGTAAAACTTATTAATGGTCAAGTAAGCGATTCGCCTGCTATTATAGAACTTACGGATTTAAATAACCAAAAGAATACTATTGAATCAACACTTAAGGAATTAGATGGAGCTATTGCGCAGAGTAGAACTAAAATACAGACAACGAATTATTCAACAGAGGTTGAACGTGATGCTGATGTAAATGCCTTACAAGGATTAGTAACCGAGAGATCATCACAGGGGGAATTGTATGCCTCGGTTGTAAAAGAAATAGATGCTAAGGCTAAAGATAATTCAGTATCAAGTATTTCACCTAAATATAGAGCAAGAGGATTCTGGGCAATGCCAGAAGAAAAGTCTACACCAGCCACAGGTACACAAGCAATTGTTAAATTTAAAACAAGATACCGTTATTTATCAAGTGATGGCGCAGCTAACCCAGTAGATCAATTTAATTTTATTGATGGATCAGGAGTTAGCCAAGGTGCATTTTCAAATTATAATATTATAGACAGTGTACTAAGACCGAGGACTAAGGATAAAATAACTGGTGTTTATCAATGGGTTGAGCTAGACGCGGATAACGCTGATGCGGTTAATATTAATCAATTAGATATCCCAATAAGAAAAGGGGAGAAGGTTGAGGTACAGGTTAAGTCTATATCTGAGGCAGGGTGGCCATCTAACCCATTAGAAAGTGATTGGTCAACAGCTATAATTATTCCATTTCCTGCAGATCTTAGTTCTGATAATGCAGTTGAGGCTATAATTAATCAAAATCAACAAGACATTGCAAAAGTTTCATTAGAGGAAGATTTAAATGAATTAGGAATACAGCAACACTTAAGTAGTTCTTTTACTGCAAATGAAACATATTTTGCTCATTCATCTCCAGTGATTGCATCAGGGTTCTTATCAGAGAATCAAACGCCGATTGATCTATTTACTAAATTAACTGAAATGCAAAATCAATTAGATTTGTTTTCTGAAATCCTTGCAAATGCACAAGGAGAATTAGTAGTTACTTTAATTGATGATCAAGGTAACGTTACTAGTCTAAAGAGGAATTCAGTTACTAAAGTTTTTGCTGGTTTTTACTCACAAGAGGTTTCTAACCTGGATGATCCTAGAGGCGCTGTAATATCAAAAACATTCTTTATTAACCTAGCAAACAGAGAACAGACTGGATTAAGGTTAATTTCTAGAATAGCAGGAAACAGACAAAGAATGGTTAAACAATCTGAGAATCCTACATATAGCGTTTCTGATGTAACTAGTGGTTCAACTATTTTACCAGCTACATATTCATGGTTAGATAATAGTTCAGTAAATCAAACAAATGGAAGATCAACATATTCTTCTGATGATGCTGATTATAACACTATTAGAAAATATGATTTAACTCCGTTACTTTTAACTAATCCAACAATTAATGGAAATTGGAAGTATGGGCAAACAACATCATTAGCACCATTTCAATCTACACAAAATAAAAATCAATTTATAGCAAGTAGATTTAGTGACGTATCATCAGAAGAAAATTTCTATAGTTACATAAACCCAGTAGAGGCTAGTGGTAGCGGTGGCGATTTTACATTTAATTTGGATACTGCCGAAAACTTTTATGGTAGACCAACTGATACAGCATCATCTATAGAAACCGAATTTATTTGGGGTGGTGGATTTGATGTAACTACAGGGTTACCTACTACATCTAGTGGTTATGGTACGGTTTCATTAAATGATAATGTTCTGGAGGTACATACTTCTCACCCTATAATAACATCTATGGATGCGTTTAGAACTGCGTACATTAATGCTACTGGTGATACTGTTACACTAGGCCAACCTGGTGATGCTATTACAGCAGCACAAGCAAATTGTACAACATCAGGTAATGGAACTGCGAATGTTATGTTTAGACAATCTAAATTTATGCCATTACAATCTGACCAAGACCTCGGTAAACTACAAGCTATTTATTTAAATGAAGATGTTATAGATTTAATAACACTTGCTTCTACACCACCATTGGCTGGCCAAACATGGACATCTGGACAAACAATATCAGCAAGCCCTAGTATAGTTGCAATTGGCCCATTAGCTAATCCTACAAATCCTAACTTAGTTAATGATGGAAAAGGATATGAAAGGAATGTTAAAAATTCATTTGAAACATTTGATCAATATACATTAGGAAAGAAATCATGTGGATCGTATTTATTTTTATCTGCTGATGATCATCAAAGTCTACAGATGCAAGGAGATTCAATACAATCATCTGCTATAATAGGCTTTGGGCAACAAAACTCTGTAAATATTCCAATGGTGTTTCAATATAGAATGACCGATTATTTCGGAACAGGAACAGGTTCAGAGGGTGGATTAGGAAACATTGCTGGTGATACTACACAGGCAACTGTAAATCTTACTTATGCCAAGAAAATAGGGTTTGATATATTTCCTAATAATCAAGATGTTTATCAATATGATATTGAAATATTTTCTAAGTATAGATCAGATAATCTTAACCTAGATGTATTCCCATCCAAAACCGTTACAAAAGGGTTAAATGATTTAGAGAAAGTATTAACTAAATTAAGTCCGACTGTTACTGCTACTAAAGTTAACCAAGTGGTTAGACGAGGCGGCGGAGGTGGAGCCGGAGGTGGAGGTGGAATGACCAGAGGGTTTGCAACAGAAAGTGATAACAGCGGAAACTTCCTGTAACATTTAATTTTCATTACCTTCATGGTGAATAAATAAAAAAAGTGAAACTTAAATGTCTAAAAATCTCTTTGATAAAGCATCGTATAGTATAGTCAGAACTAATCCTAAGTTAACAGGTAATGTTAAACTTATTAGTAATGGTACCGATTTATACTTAGAATCATTTAGTGCAAACACTGAACTCTCATCGTCTACATTTAAAGCATTTAAGATAAGTGGTAAAGATACTTATGATAGGGATGTATGGAAATTTTTTCAAGGTGGTAGATTTCCTGCTAATTTAGGTTATGAAGTATTTCAAGAATTTCAAGATGTATCAGTATTATCACAATATCAGAATCAATATGAAATGTTTTATTCTGCAGGTACACGGTCTGTATCATCTAATTCATATTCTGATGATCTTGGTCTACTTGCTCCAATTTGGCTAAATGAACAAATACCTGAAAACTTTGTAATATTTAGAATAGATAACCCAGCCGCCGTAAATAATATAAATGAAACTTTACAAAATACAAATTATTTAAACGCGCAAACATCCGCAAAATTTACAGAAAATGTTTTACAAAACTGTACGGCAATTAAAACCTTTGATTTATCATCTAATAGTTTACTTGGATCTTATCTTAGAAATTATAGATTACAAGAATCTTTTCCTAAATCACCTCTTAACATTTCATGGAGAAAAGATGAACCGATACAATGGGCAGGGATAAATTATGCTAAAGGTGGGTTTACACAGTCTGGTAGTTTTTCATATGATGGTTTAGTTACACAGGATACTACAATAATAAATAATGAATACTTTTTTACTGAAGGGTTTGAAAGGAACCGAGTATTATTGGCAAACCTTATTAATATGGAATTTTTATTTACTGATGTTAACGCTGATGATTATTCAATAAACAGATATTTTGGTTTATATGTTAACGAAATAGAAGAAGGACAGTTTGATATATCAGGAGAAGGTTTTTATAAAAATACTGAGAAAACTCAATTACCTAAAATTAAAACAATAACTGAAGTTTCTGATTTACTTAACACACCATTTGAGATAACAAATTCTGCAGGTGTACTACTTTTTCTAGATCCAACTAAAACGACCACAGTAACAGGCTTACCTACGCCAACTAGAGTTAATGAAGTTGAATCTATTTTTTACGCAAAGGATAAAGATAATAATTACCATACAGTTAAGAAAGGTTCTAACTGGGGAGAAAATCAAATAAGATTATTTGATACTAAACTTGATGTGTCTAAATTTGCAGGATTCCAACAACCTGACACTTTTGCAAATGCTACTATTTTACAACAAAAAGGTAAAGCTACTAGTAGTTTTAAAATATTAGATGAATTAGTAGACGGTTTTAAAATTACATTTTATGATGGTGTTGATTTGGTGGGAGAGATTGCTGCCAGTACTGCTGAGGCGCCTATACCTGGTAATAATAAAATGCAATTTTTTAATCCTAATGGTACACCACAAGAAATTGCTCAAGCTATTACTTTAGCTATTAATCAAGGAATTTCACCAGAGAAAAGATTTTTTGTAGCATCTTATAATGATGATACTATATATGTTCAGTCTAGGTTTGGTGGTAGTAGGTTTAATAGGTTAAGTTTTGAAATTGATTTTATCCAATACCCACTAATGGTAAATTCCGTATCATCGTATCCAATTACATCAGAACTTCAAACTAGTAAAAACTTCGTTGGAGGTAATGATGTTAATGGTGCTTTACTAAAAGTGGCTAATGGTGATCAGGATAGGTTTATTAAAGGGGATTTTATACAGTCTAAAAGTGGCTTTGCTGAAATAGGTGATTGGGTGCCATATTTAAATAGTCCTATTATAAATGATAGAAATAAACAAATAGGATATAATGAAGTAGATGAGTATGTTATAATAACTTTAGATGATAATCAGATAAATGTTACTAGGAGTGGGCAGGTTGCTTTATATTCAGATTACCGATCTTCATTTGGTAGGTTTTCATTTTTTCCAGTTAGAGATTTTGATTATGATTTTTATAGTGAGATGTATAGCCAAATGGGGGAGTTAGATTATGAGTATACTCACTATAATCAAAAAGACGCAAATGGAGATTATGAAGGAATTAGTACTAACCCTGAAATAAGAGAATTTTACGATAACGGTGGATTTACTACTTTAATAGGCTTGCTTAAAAACGCAGATCCTGATGTTACTGTTGAATCTCTTATTAAATGTGAATATGATAGACTTGAGGAAAATTATATAAAACAACAAGCAGTAGCATCTAGAGTAATACCTTATATAAATAAATGGTCATGGTTAAATGATGGTAAGAATGTTAGAAATGTACCTTATAGTTTAAATTTAAGCGAGGCATTTAGCCAAAACAATTTTGCGTCTTCTAAATATTCAGTAGGACAAGTTCCACTAGGGTTTACGCATGAATGGTATTACTTATGTGAATTTCCTTTCTATTTTGATAATGATGCTATCTTAAATTCATGGAGTTATGTAGATACTGCACCAACTGATAGTAAAGAAGAAAATCCTTTAACCGGTCAAGTTTACACACCAGGTACATTTCAGAGAGTTGATAAAGACTACTTTAATGATTATTTTATTATTGATAAGTTTGATGATAGTTTAGGAAATATAAATCTTATAGATAGACAATTAAGATATGGGAGATTTAGTGGTGGTGATGAAAAGAATTTTGCAGAAACATTTTTACGTGGAGTTAGAATAATTGCAAAGCCTAAAGCAAATCCACTCGATAAACCTAATTTTAATGCAAGATCGTTAAAATATATTAATGATGGAAGGTTTAATGAGTATAGATTTTCAGTAATGCTAATACCTAACGCAGCTGAAAAACCTGAAACACAAATTAAATTTGTAAAGAATGAAAAGTGGAAGACTGTTGTAATGATGGTATTTTTAACTTTAGATAATGAATGTATAAATGCTGGAAAGCAAGAAATAGATAGAACTTCTCTTTATTCATTAGAAAGTGATTATAAGGTAGGATTACCCGGTACTGTTGGAGAATGCGAACCTAAAATAAACAGCGCAACCGGAGGGTATTTTTATTTAAACGGAACTGTGGACGGTGCGCTAAATTTAACAGCAACATCATTTGATATACAAGCAAACGCATACTTAGTACAGGGTGTACCAAATATTAATGGAATCCAACCTAGATTTTTAAGAGATATTACTATTGGGGCTGGTGGTAAATTTAATGATATTGAGTTTACAATTGCCGGGGATGTTTATAGATGCGAAGGAATATCTAGGGTAGTCTCAGATTCACAGTTTTATGCCGCAGAGATTACAAAGAATGGGACTTCGTTTGTACCAGGAGGATTAGAACCAACATCGTCTGATTTATTATCTGCTACTTATGTTACTGTTGATGGTGGATTTAATGCATATTCTGCAAGATTAAGGGATGTTGGTTTTGCTACCATATTTAAAAACGTTAATAAAGGTAATCCTAATATCATATACGAAACTATTGACAGAGATGGTAATAGGCTACTAGACGATGCTGGTAATTTATTACAAACATTTGTAATTGAATTAAGAGCACAAGCAGATATTTTAAAATCCGTATATGTTGGAGTCTTGCCTGATCCTGCTAAGCCTACTGTGTTTAACCTTACGGATATTATTGGATATGATTTATCTTTACAACAAAAACCTAGAATAACGCCAATAGGTAGGCATGCTGGATATTATCAACCAACTTCATTAGATTTATTTTCATTTAGAGACCCTTACTTAGACTTGGATTTCAATAGTGGTTCCCCAATACCTGACGAGGCATACAAATTAAAAGTATTAGAATTATGTAGATATACTAACACTCAATTTAATAGTAATGATATTGAAAATTTTGGACAAATTAAAAATTTATTTTACCATAAAGTAAATGAAGAAGACCCTTCTACTGTATTGGAGCTATCTAGAGACAGTGCATATCTTAGTGTTTATCCACTGATTAATGAAGTAGGAATACAGAGTAGAGATTTTTATGTGTTTTCTTCTAATTGGGAACCTGCTTATTTTAGAAAGAGTATAGATAAATCACAAATAGAATCTATTATAGGTACTAAAGCCATGACAGAGCGAAAGTCTTTTTATGGATCTAAATATTTAAAAGTTCCACAAGAAATAAAATTAGAAACTTTTATTCACTCACCCTTTGTGCGTGATGCAATAAAACAACCTAGTTTAATAGACGGTACTTTCATGACAGAAGAAAACAGAAGTTCAATCGTCTTTTATAATTTTATTCAAAAAAGATTAATTGAGTTTCTTTTTACTCCTATTAAAGAGCAGTTTATAAATTATATAAAAGATGCTTTTAGTTTTGGTGATATTACAACTATAGATGATGATGTAGAAAGATACATAACACAAAACATTTTACAACTTTATAAAATATCTAATGTTGATTTTTATGTAAAGTCTATAAGAAAGAAACAACGAATAGATTATTCTACAGCTGAATTAACCAATGCTGAAAAAATATCTGATGGCTTAAGCATAAATACTTCAATAGGATCAAAACTCTTAAATACTAATCCATTTGATTTAAAGCTAATATATAATAAAAGAAAAGGTTTTACTGAATCATTTGGTTTTAGTATTACTATAGTTAAAAAATAAGAATTAGAAATGGCAATCACCATACAAGATTTACTTTCTTCAGATACAGTTTCACAGGCAGTTGATAAAATTAATTTTAATTTTGATCAATTGTTACTGAATGGTGGAGGGCCACTTGGACCAGCCGGGCCAGCAGGACCAGCAGGACCAATAGGCGGTAGAGGAGAAAGAGGAACCGAATGGTACGAAGGTACTGATCTTCCTACAGTAACTCCACCAACACCAACACCACTAAAGGCGGACTATTATTTGCAATCAAACGGTGATGTCTGGGAATATAGTGGATTAACTTGGGGTAATACTGGAATTAATTTAACTGGGCCACAAGGTCCAACGGGAGCATCAATAGGGTGGTCTCAGTTTGGTAATAGCCCTAACCCAGGCTCTGCTGGTACTGATAATTATGATCTTACTGCAAAAAATCTTTCTTACCCAGCATTAATACCTAGCGGCTCTAATACGGTTAGTACAAACAACCAAGGTGTCCCTGCAACAGCATTCGGTATAGCTGGGCCTAATGATAATGATTATCCAGGTATACCTTTAACTTCGGCATTTCAGTTAACAACAGAAATGGCAGGCCAATTAGATTCGTCAAAAGTAACTATGCTAGTTCATCAGAGAGATAGTGGTGTTAGAGCTATGTCGTTCATGGGCGGTGGTGCAATTGCCGGAGAACAATTTGAACAGGATGATTTAACAAAGCTATCTACTATATTCTTAAGTAAAGACGATAGGTTAAATATTGCTATACCTAAACAACCTAATTTAGGTTCTACTGCTGATGAGAGAATCGGTTTTAGTATTGATGCAGGTTATAGAGGACAAGCATTTAGGGCAGGAAATGGATTAACATTTACAACAGGTACTAAAAGTAGTACTACTTTTGCAGGTGATACATCTGATGTATCCTATATTTTAAACTCATTAACAGGAGCCGGTGAAAATGCTAAGTTTAATGTTAAAACAATAGGAACTGCTGGTTCTAACGATTTTACTATTGGAGAATTTCCATCTACTTCACCTTCACCGAACGCAACATATACCGGGGGTATAGTTTCTTTAACTAATAGATTTGCAGTAGCTGCAAATAGTATAATATCATTAGAAACCGCGGCGGCTGGTGAAATAACTTTAAAAGGTGTAAACAATACTCTATCGGTATCTGATACTTATATAAATTTATCCGCAACTGGTAATTCACCAATAAATATTACCTCTGTTTCTGGAAATATTACTGTTAATGCAAATGGTGGTGAATTTAGAGGATATAGTGATGTAAAGGCAGAGCTTAAGTCAGGTACTAATCAAATTGCAGCAGAAGGCCCTGGTGGTGATATTAAACTTAGCGCACAAGAAGCTAATTCTGATATAACTTTAACAGCAGTACAAGGTATCGGAGGGCAAATAAGACTACTATCCGCAGATTCAATTAGATTAAATGGATCAGGTGCAACGGACCCTTATATTGTTTTAGATTATACGAACGCTAATACAAATCATAGATTTATTCAGTATAAAGGTAGACAGGCATGGGGTGATGCCGGTGTAGGATTTACTGGTACAATACCAGAGGATCAATGGATCTATTTTGCCCCACCAATAACAGCCAATCAAACAATACAGAGATTTGGTTCAACACAGAATTCATCACCTGACGGTACAATGTTTAATGTTTTTAACAGTGGGAATGTGGGTGAAAGTATTGCAATAGGTAAACCTGATTATCCAGGATTTGGTGGGAAGTATGGCTTTATTGCTGTTAATAGTGTTAACACTCCACCACAATCAATAGATAATGGTACTGCTTCAGGAGGAGCTACGTCTTCTGATTATAACCAAGCTGAAAAATTTAAAGTAGACAAATCAAAAACTAAAATAAGTAACCGGGTAATATGGGGTGGTAAAAACGGTATTAACTCCATCAGTTATGATCCTTATGCAGCTTATTTGCCAAATCCTGATATAACTGTTTCTACACCATACGTCAGAATAGTGGTTGGAAGAACGTCGAATGTTACATCATCTAATATCCTAAATATGACCAATAACCCAGGTTTTAATTTAGGTTTTAATTTAAATTTCACGGATGAGTTAGCCATGACCGGTAATCGAGTTTTTGTTGAGGTACTTAATGTCCCTTCTAAATTTGGCTTAACAATAAATAGCTGTTTTATTGCAGGAACTAATATTAGTTTATCAAACGGTGATCATAAAAACATCGAACATATAATAGAAGGTGATTCTGTTATAACTTATAATGAAATTACTGGATTAATTGAAGATGGTATTGTAGGATCAATTAAAGAACACCAAGTACCTGTTGTTATTAAGTTATTATTTGCAGATGGTACTAGTATTACTACAACACCAGAACACCCATTCTTTATAGAAGGTCAATGGGTTAAGGCTGGTGAATTACAAGTTGGTGATAATACTCATAAACTGGACGGTAATAAATTAGCAATATCTGAAATTGAATTAATAGAAGAACCACACACTGTATATAACTTATTAGACGTAGGCAGTAATCATAACTTCTATGCAAATGAAACTTTGGTACATAATAAAGGCGGTGGCACTCCACAGTCGGTAATAAGAAAGGCATATGGAACTATAACTCTTAGTTATGAACCATGGTCAATTTCAGGAACATCAACTGGTTCTACTGTTGCTGGAACTGTAGTATCATCAGAACCTACGGCAGCTTCCGCCGGTGGATGGGAAGTAACTACATCCTCAAGAGTATTTGAATTTATAAATGTTGGTTTATCTAACACTTTTTATAATTCTGGTGATAACACTGTTTCAGGCCAAGGTATCAATATAGGGGCTGGTTGGAGATGTTTAGGATCTGCGCCAGGAGCCTTTTTCTTTGGCGGTGATGGTACTGGATTAGTACCAGCGCTGGATATAACATTTGATGCTCCTAGTAGTAGTAGTAGCGGAGACGGTAGTGAAAATGCAACTTAATTAAATAAAAGTAAAATGAACAAAAAAGAAAGAAAGGAATTAGCTAGTTTTATAGATAGGTACAAACAAATTGAAACATCTATTGAACTTATGCAGAAAAGCATTTTAGGTCTTGCTGAAAAAAGAGATGATCTTTTTGAAGAATTAGATACTATGAAAAATAAAGAAAAAAAATTCATGGATAGTCTAATAAAAAAATATGGTGAAAGTAATGTAACACCATATAAATTAAAAGAGATATACGAAGAAGGTTTATGATTATTTTAAAAAACATAATAGGAATATTAACTGATCCTAAAAACACAAGAATGTTTTTATTAGGTGGTATTGTAGTGTTATGTATTTTATTATTTAGACAGTGCCAAGCAACAGGTGAAGCTAAAGGTGAAGCAAATAGAATAGACAATAATTGGAAAGCTTCATTAGATACAATAGAAAATTATATTGATAAAAATGGTAATGCAGCAGCAGAGATAAGAGCACTAAATTTATCATTAGAAGAAATTGAAGATCAGTTAGAATTTGAAAAAGGAAAACCACCATTGACTGTTATTAAAACTGAAACTGTTATTAAGGAAGTTATCGTTGAGATTCCTGTTACTGTAGTTGATACTGTTATAGGAAATTTTAATTCAGCTTTAACATTTTCAGATACAGCTACATGGGGTAAAAGTTTTAGAAAGGTAGGTGTTTTCGTACCTTATGAACTTGATGGTACTTATATAGATTTTGGAAGTGCTACTATTGACTTAAACCAAAATATATTTTTATCTGCTGCGCTAACAAGAGATAGTAAAACAAAAGAACTATTTGTAAATCTTTCAACAGATTATCCTGGTACTACATTTAATAGTGCTGAAGGTATATTAATTGACCAAAGAAGTAAGGCATTTAAAGATTTACAATATCAAAATAGAAAAACATTAGGCCTAGGTTTACAGCTAGGTGTTGGTTTAAGTAGTAATGGTGTTTCACCATACATAGGAATAGGCTTAAACTATACACCAAAGTTTTTGCAATGGTAAATAAATAAAAAGAATGGAGTCATCTAAATTCATACAATTATCCGATGGGATTTTACTAGAGTATATTTATACTAGTCAATCTAACCCAACGGAATTTAGTACAGGTACTCATCCTATTGAAATAATGAGGGATGGTCATACTGGTGGAAGTTACCTTTTTAATACTGATAGTGTTTCGGTTGAAATGGGTAATTATCGAGATATATCGGTAGCTGCAATTAATAAAAATAAAACACAGTATGCGTATTTGGATACGGATATTGGCGTGCCATATAATGATTTTGATCCAGAATTGACTGATAGTGTAAATTTATTACAATCGTTTAGCCCACAGCAAAATATTGCATATGATAAAATAAGAGTTCATTTTGTTGCAGGATTTACATTTACTGGGTATGATGGTATAATATTCGAAACATTAGTTCCTAGGAGAGATGCAGTAGAGCTTAATCTATCATCAATTAATTTTCTAAAAACAGACACACCTGTTTTTAATCCTGATCCTGTATTAATAAATGATAAATTATATGCAACATATATAGAATGGAGAGTCCCTTCATTATTTTATATGAATAATTCTTTTAATGCAGCAGACCCAAACGGTTTAGGATATAGGTTAACTGAAGGTCTAGGATTCTTAAGTACACCTACAATAACATTTAAAGCTACCGGTATATATGAGACAATAGTAGACAATGGTTATAGCTATTATAATATAGAAGAAATAAATGCAAGTACTTTTGCAAGTAGAGATATTTATGATGAATTATATGCAGAAGTTAAAGAATCAGATGGTGGTGATTATTTTGAATTAAGCGGGCAAGTAACAGGTTCTACCTTTGCTAATTTTATTGCTCAGTTAAATTTAAATGGTGACTATGTAGTATTCCATGAAATAAATGTAAGTGAACAAATTAACCAAACGTTTACTAAAACAAGTACACAAGTATTTACACAAACTACTAATTTTGATACTCCTATTCTATTTAGACCAATTATTTTAAATAGTGCAATCGCCGCTTCATTTTCAATTAATTATATGTTAAGGCTTTATAATAGAGATGATAATACACAAATAGTAAAAATTGCAAAATTAACTTCGTTTGATGTTAATAAGTATGGTAGAAGATTAATGAAAATAAATTTAGGTGTTGTACCAACAGTTGCTAATGTATACAATCAAATAGCCGCAGATGATGGTAAAAATATAATCGTCAGTAAAGGTATTAGTACATCAAAACCTGGAGAAACATCTGACCAAATAGTAGAACAATTAGTAGTTAAAACTAAATATGTTACAACCTTTAGAGATAGACTAAATATAAAAGCTGCAATTTCACCAGCTAAAATACAAACAATAACAGAAGAAGATGGCAGCACAACAGAATAAATCAAAAAGTATATCTAAAGAAAATCTTTCTAAGCCGGCTATAACAAATAAACCTGTAGGCGTACAGAGTAATATAGCTGTCACGAAAAAAGAAAGAGAATATTTTAAAAAATTTACTTCTCTAAACCCTACAGCTGAACCTTTACCGCAAGGAGAAGGGACAATAAGAATATCACCATTTGATGATTATATTATCTTTACTCTATTTGATGAGACTGGCGAAAACGGTGATTTAGCAGATACTCCAATTGATCTAAGTAATGTAGGTACTCTTACATTAGTTTTTACCGGTGCAAATGATGAAATAAGAATACCTAACTGGACACAGGTACAGGAAGTTGATTTATCACAAGGACAGGTTTTATTTAAGATTGATAAAGAAAATTCAAAAAAGGTTTTGTCATTAGATAATCAAAACTTTTATATCTCTACTAGAATGGAAGATGAGAATGGTATTAGCGACGAAAGTGTTTTATATGTAGGTACATTTTTAACTGTACAAGATGAGGCTAAACAATCAATGACTGCTAAGTTTAATAATCAGGCATTATTATATTCTAAGGAATTAGCCGGTCTACAAGGAACTATAAAAAATCTACAAAAGCAATTAGCTGATATGTTATCTTTAGACGAAGAACAAATAGCATTGATAGCAAGACTAGAGGCATCAAATTTAGAATTAACCAACCAAGTAGCAACACTATCAGAACAATTAGGAAGTACCGAATCTGAATTAGCGTTAAAGAATGCTGAGTTAGTTGCAAAAAGAGCAGAAGAGCTAAAAAGAAAACGAGCACAAATACAAGCAATACAGAAAGAAGCAACTGAGGCTAGTACAAAAGCAAAACAAGTACGCTATTTTAAACAAGCCGCTGGTGTTTTGCAAGAATATAATACTAAGCCAATCCCTCTTGTTTTAGATTATTCATCATTTGGCCCAGGGCTTGTTAATGGTTCATTTGATTTTAATTTATCACAAGAAATAGAAAACTTTAATAATAGATAATGATATTAAGCGCAAGAAATAACCAATTTAAATTTGAATTCCCTAGAAATTTTATACCTAAGGAAATTTCAAATAAGTATAAACCATACTTAAATAGAATGCCGGGTGCTATGATTAAAGAACCTATAGATTATTTTAATTATGGAATACAATCAATGAATTTACCAGGCCCGAGCTTTGATCCTGTAACGCAAAATGATTTTCCAGGTAATACTAGGAGGTTTAGAACAAGTTTACCTAAACAAGAATTATTTGATAAAGAACTAACAATAACAATGCAAGCATTTGATGGTTGGGTAAATTATTGGATGGCTATTGAAGTATTTGACTATTATTATAAACAAAGTGGAAAGAATCCATTTGTACCAGAAGGCATAGGTTTACAGATGATTGATGGTGAAGGTAATATTTTTGTTACTTGTCAATTAAAGGATATGATAATGACAGGTGTTAGCGCGTTGGATTTAAACTTTTCAAGTAACACAATAGAATTCCAGACTTTTGATATTAATTTTACTTATAACATTTTGGAAACTGTAGTTAATCTTGTCTAATATATAAACAAATACAAAGGCAATGAAAACGTTTGATTTAATAGAAGAACAAAAAAGCACGAAAATTATACCAACAAGAGAAGAATTAATTACATTATTACCTAAAAATAGTATAGGTGTAGAAATTGGTGTATGGAAAGGTCAATTTTCTAAAATTTTATTAGATGTAGTTCAACCTAAAATGCTTTACTTAATAGATCCTTGGGAAGGAGACATCATGTCCGGGGATAAAAATGGAGATAATGTTGTAACTATTGATTTGCAAAAATATTTTATAGAAAATATTATACCTGAATTTTATTTTTTGGATAATGTTAAAGTATTAAAAACATATTCAACTATTCTTAAATTATTTCCAAATGAATATTTAGATTGGGTTTATATAGATGGTGATCATGAGTATGAAAGTGTTAAATATGATTTAGAAGTTAGTTATCCTAAATTAAAACAAGGTGGAGTAATTTTAGGTCATGATTATACAAACACAATGTTTCCATCAGTAGTTAAAGCGGTAGACAATTTCTGTAGTGAAAAAGATTTAAAAATAGAATATGTTACTGAAGATGGGTGCCCTTCTTACTTTATAATTAAAAAATAAAAAAGCAATGAAAACATTTAAAGATTACCTTACCGAGAATCATAATGAATCTGTAGATATACAAAATCTATTGAATGAATCTTATGATTTAACAGAAGAGCAAGAAACTGCAATTGACAAAGCAGTTGATAGAATTATGGAAGAACACAATAACGGCAAAGACTTAGAAGTTATTATGGAAGAAATAATTAATGAAGGTATATTAGGATCTGTTTTAGGTGGCCTTACTGGATTTGCTTTAGGAAAGTCAGTAGGTAAGGCAATTGCGAAAGTTCTAGGTATCCAAAAGGGTGCTTTATATGATTTATTAACCAGTCGATTAATTGGTGCTGCATTAGGTGCGGTATTAGGTAAAAGACTTTAATCTAATATAATTGATTTACACAGGTATAGATTTCTCTCTTAATAGTCCAGGTACATGTACACAGGACCATAAAGGCAAATACACGTTTATTACATTCTTTAATTACGGTAATAGAATATGGGATGAAGAAGGTAGAAAGATACCTAAATCATTTTCGGTTCATAAAGAATTAATGGACAATAAAACAATATTAGGGTTTCCTTATTATAGACAAGTAAAGGATAAGGACTTTTTACTTAGAGAAAGAGAAAAACTCACAGATGGCCAAAACATAGCCGACTTAATTTCAAATATTTTAATAACATTATATGGAACCGATGAGCATAAGATTGCATTAGAAGGATTTTCTTATGGATCCAAAGGAAACTCATTCATAGATATTGTTCAGTATAATACATTTTTAAGAAACGAAATAGTTAATGCATGGGGTGTAGAAAATATTTCAATATACCAACCATCACATGTTAAGAAATTGGCAGGTAAAGGTAATGCAAATAAACATTATATGGTAAAGGCGTTCCAAGACGATGTTTTTAATGATAAAGATTTAAGGAAAACTAAATTATGGAAATGGACTCAAGGTAAAGACTTTACAGAAAAGATCCCTAAACCGATAGATGACTTAGTAGATGCGTACTTTATATTAAATGCGAATAAAGAAAAAGGGTGGTCATAGAAATACTTTATACATTAAAACCACTAAATACTTTAAGTCTAGTAATTACATACTTCTCTTTCTTTAATTTAGTATATTTTATATATAGATTTTAGAATTTAGTTTCAGATAATTATGATAAAAGCAATAAAAAATAGAATATTTATTAAAAAAGATGAACTACCTGAGAAAATAGGTAACATTTACGTCCCAAAAACCGAAGGACAGTACGCACCTCCTTACTCTGGTACTATCATTTCTGTTGGTGGTGACATAGAGGATACTGATTATAAAGTAGGATCTCGGGTACTGTTTCATGATTTAGCAGGAACGGAGTTTAAATATAATAGCGAAACTATATTCAGCATCAGAGAAAATGATGTAACTGCTATTATACTATAAAAAAGTTTTGTTTAGTGTGAAACTAAGTAGAGCTATGAATATATAATAAACAAAGGAACCGATATTATTGGCGACTTTTAAATGGCATATAACAAGGCAAAGTATATTGGTAATACCCGGGCAAATTAAAAATAGGCAATGCTTTGTTATGGCTTTAATTAAATAAATAAATAACAAACAAAAAAGGCAAATTAAAATGGCAAATGAATTCGACATTTTCAGTGTTAGCGTCAAGGACCTAGACACTGGAGACAGACCGCAAACAACAAGCGATCTTTACACACCAAAACCTGATCAAGGTTCAGACGGTACTTAC